ACAAAGAGGAAACCCAAGCGCTGTGTCGAGAGAAGGGATGGGACAAAGCCGACATCAGCACGGTGTGGCTCTTACTCACGGAAGAGATCGGTGAACTGGCGTCGGCGATACGTCAAGCGACGAACACTTTCAAGAAGACCGGGTTGAAGAAAGAGCGCGGACAGGATCTCATGATGGAGATGACGGACGTCCTCAGTTATTTGTTTCAAATCGCCGGCATGCTCAACCTGGATCTCGATCTGAGCTGGCAGCAACACCGGAAAAAGCTCAACACTAAAAAATATGTCAGTCTAGAATAACACAGAACCATCAATCATGAGTTTCGTGATGGCGAACGACAAAAATTCGATGGATCGCCTGAATCCGTTCGTCACGTTTCCACCCGGTGGAGTTCGCCGCACCGGGGACTTTGCGGATTTCACGAAGATGTTCGATGAAGACCACGGCGTGTTGAAGCCGGACGGATCGAGCATCGCGTGTAACGTCGCTCGCACCGCGGGTGATCGCACGATTGATTTCTGCACGGATACGCTGCCGAACTGTGCGGCGAACAGACCGCATTACCCGAACAGACAGATCGACGAGGGACACACAGGGTACGTACGGAAGAGATGCGTACCTAAGAAGGTCACGGTGACACCGCGACGCGCCATCACCACCGCTGTCGTGCGTTACAATAAAACACGCGTGCTCTTGGCTATTTTATTATTTGTATTTATCATTTATTTATTGCAATAAGAGTCTCAGTATGAGATATAACCGATCGAGCGCGTCTTCATCCAAGCATTCCTCGATGAGGTCGTGAAACACAGATTCACACAAGTGTTTCGCGAGTTCCATCTGCCATGGCGCATGTCTGTTCACGTAGGGTGGCGTGAATGTGCGATCGAGCACTTTCATCGAGTGCATCGCTCGAATGATCGTCCGAGAATCCTCACCCTTCTCGTCCAAAAGCGTGCGAAGGGTCATCTGCACGATGCGCTGCCGAACCTCCAGCGTCTTCTCGACCATGCAGTCGAGAAACTTTTCGTACGGAATGTTCCTTCTGAGCGAGCAGATCTCGACCCATTCACCCACCGGACGCGTGTTCAAATATTCCGTGTACTCCACGTACTCTCGTTCCGATTTGATGTATCTCGTGTACGATATTTCCACATAATCAAGTCCAGACTCGACCTCGTGCATATATTTCGCGGAGTGTACGAAGGCTGTCATTTAACTGTTTCCTGTGATATTTTCTTTAACCACACACCGCGACGCATGACGTCCACGAGATACCACTGGGTACAGAACGCATGCTTCTCGCTTCTACTGACGCTCGACGACTTCCGTCGAACGTTCGACCCTTCGAAGATATTACCGTCCTGGGTCAGAATCACCACCGTCACGATGATATGCAAGCGTCGGCGCGTGACGGACGTCGAAAAGTTTAGGCGTGCGTTTGAACGCGTGCAAAAGATCAACATGTCCCTGGGTGACGGTCCGGCGTCGTACGAGTGGAAGCTCGGGACGACAAAGCGCGCGTTTTACAACCAAGTCACGCTCGAGAACAGAGATGGGTACAGTCGACGTTCGGTCAAGCTCTTCAAGAACGGTACCGTGCACGTCACCGGGTGCACGGACGTGGTCGACTGTCATAGGTGCATCAAACAAATAAATCTGCTTTTTTCAAAAATCACTGGGGTGCCCACCGAACCGACGGACGAAAATTTCCAGATAGTGATGATCAACTCGAGTTTCACGATGAACTACAAACTCAACCTTCTCGAGGTTGAAAAATGTTTCAGAGAACACCCGAGCGTTTTCATCGAAACCCATTTCGAGCCGGGTGACTACAGCGCGGTGAAGGTAAAGTTTAGACCCAGCTATGACATGAAACAAGTGACGGCGTCCATCTTTAACACCGGAAACGTGATCGTCACCGGAGCTAACACGTATAAGGAGATAGCGTACGCGTACAATCTCATCGTGACAACCCTTCACGACTACACCGGTGGACGTTTATTGTGCACACCCTACAACGTCCCCGAAAGGTTTGACACGAAATTTCTCGGGTTTCGCATCGACGACCTGCTTCCGATCCTGAGACGCCAGGGGCACAAATCTTGGTGTCTCACGACGACGAACAGGCAAATAAATTTCTCTCACTAACTGTAATAATACATAATGAGTCAGCGTTTGGGCATGGCAGACGGACGATGCTTCTCCATCAACAGCTCTTCCCAACTCGTGAACAATTACATCATGCAACAAGCTAACATTCGCATGGAAGACAACTATTCCTACCGACAGTTTTTACAAAAAAGCGGACCGACTCTCTTGAACAAGATCCAAGATGACGTCCAAGGCAAGGGTCCGTGTCTCTCGTGCGACAAGCCTCTCATGGATCTGCGCGACATGTACTAATTAAAATTTCCCAGTCCACCAACAAGGAAGGATGGATTGTGGGATATGCCTCAACCCCGTGCGGGAGACTCGAGGAACAACCGCCATCCGCTGTGGACACCTCTTTCACAAGACGTGCCTCACCCGATGGGAAGAGCAAGGCAAAAACACGTGTCCCATATGTCGTCGAGTGTACAACGCAAAATCGTACACCGTGCACGTGACCGTACAAAACAACATCACCGGTGTGAGTAACACGATCGCACTGGCTGAGAATTCCATAATGGACGTGTTCGATGTCTTCGAATTACGAATGGACATGGAACCGATCGATTTAGACCGTCTTTTTGAAGACCTTGGGGTGAGTATGTCCGACTTTGATCCCAGTACGTTTAACACAGAATGAGTCGCAGTATGTCTTGTAGTTCAGGGATTCGTACGCGCGAGACGCCTTGCGAGGATCTTTGATGACCGCCCCTTTGGCGTCGACGTAGAGTGGTCCGGTCGCCCACCCTCGCTTGTGACTCCACATGTTGCACGGGAATGTGATGACCCGACCTTTCGTGGGCACGCGAAGGCGCGCACGTCTCAGCGCCGACTTGATTTTCTCAGGGGACACCTTGAAAAAACGCGCAATCGAGGTCGTCGTGTCACCCTCCTTGATCTTGTACTTACACGCCCTGTCCTGGCGGTACCAGTGAAAGTCACCTTGTTTAATCCAATCCGAAGGGCGAGCGGGGGCGACGAAGAGCATGACTTTGTAAAACCCTCGCTTACACGCCTTGTTCGGATCTTTGCATCTGTACACTGACTTGGGGTTGTCGCTCAACACCCGCTGCGAGAGACCCTGACAGTGAGTGTAGTTGTGATTACCCCAGTTCTTCCCAGAACGCTCACCGGGAACGCTCTTGTACAGACGACCCTTTTCCACGTCACCGAAAGCGTAGGAGTAACAGTTGTTCCCCACGATCGCGCCCTTCCTCCCGAACGGACCCTTCTCGTTGAACGTTCGCTCCGACCCGCTCAGGGGGAGTTCTTTGACCATCTTAATTTATTATGTACTAGTATAATAAATTAACATGATCCGTGACATCGCCCGCTCCAAGTCTCGCTCTGAAATGGTTCAGGAGATTCTCATGGCGATCCTCGTCCTCTTGATCTCCACGTTCCTCCTTCGCCTTCTCTGGAATCAGAGTTTGGCGAAGCACATCACGGTGTTCAGACAAATCGAAACGCTCGGTGATGCGTTTTTGCTCAGCTTGAGCCTCTGCATCCTCCGCGGCTGTTAGTTAGATTTCGTTGTAACCGACAAGCTCTTCGCCGTCCGGGCTGACGAGCGTCGGGAACGCGGTCTTTCCGGTGCACTTGCCGTTCTCACAGTTCACGAATTCATGCGCAATCTTTTTGCTTTGCATGTACTCGAGCTGTTTACGAGTCCAACCACACTGCATGGTCCCGTAAACAGTCCACACACCACCGTTCGCGCCGACAGAGACGGAAGCGGATGCCATGAAACGTTGGCGCACGAAATACGCGACGACGATGAGGATGAGGGCGATGACGATTTGACGTCCTGTGATTGTGATCTTCATTACATAGTGTACAGATTTTTTATTTACTCTTCTTCCATACCCTCGTCAATGTCGTCCTCCTCTTCATCTTGGTCGTCGTCACTCGCCTTGGTGTTGTTGTCCGGAAGGTTCAACCCGACGAAGGCGAACGATTGCAACTTTTCGCTTCTGTCCAACAAAAGCTGGGAGAGGCGAACCGTGCATCCAAACTTTGAGTCGATGAACCAGAGGCTCGCGAAATCGACGATCGCGCAGCATCGCTGACCCTTTTGGAGGGTGTCCAAGTCGACTTGTTCGCGTTGGAAATTGTACACCTCCGGGACGAACGAGCCGTCCGGTTTGCACATGATCTTCGCCTTGAACGTATTCGGGTATTGCGGATCCTTGGCGACGCGGATGAGCGGCTTGTAGAGTGCTTGTGCCAGAACGTCTCGGTGGAACTTTTTACCCAGCCATTGTTCCGAGTTCTCCGCTGCGATATCGAGGATCTTGTTGTCCAATTCCTCGAGCTTCTTCATGAAATCGATCGCCTCCGTATTATCGGAGTCGAAGGAAAGATCTAACGAATAACTCGTCTTTCCCGTGGACTCGTCCGTGTACGCGGAGAGACCGTACGGTGCTCGCATGAAGGGAAGTTGGACGTAAAGTTTCTTGCTGTCGCTCGTGTTGATGTAAACAGTCTTGTTTCCCATCTTTCCCTTTCGCATCGCGGAAAACTCGATCTTGTTCGCATTGAATTCGGTGGCTGGAGTGATTGTGAGAGACATTGTTTTTATTGTTTTTGTTGTACCCATACTAGCGGTGTCGTCTTTAACCCCCCACAACACGACGCATGGAATACGTACACGAGCAGATCGAGGAAGCCAAGGTGCAGATCAAGCATCTCGAAGAAGAGATGTATACGATCCAGCGACGCTATCACGTGTTTGAAAGTCATGCGAACGACCTGTGGAGGTCGACGAGCGAGGAAAGAAACAAAATTCTCCGATCGTTCGCCGAACAGGCGAGAGACGATATCTGGGACAACGTGCTCCGCGTCATAGACGATGGGGTAGACTCTTACACGTACGACAGGTGCAAGAAGATCATAGAACGCGGTGCCGAGTCCAAAGACGAAGGTGTGAAGCTCCTCTCGTCGTTCGTCAAGGCGTGTCCGCACGTCATGGCACACAAGCTCCAAGGAGATCTGTGTTTGAAAAGTCATGAGTGCCTACTGGTCAACAGACGTCTCAACCGCCTTTACATGCACGCGAACCGGGCGATCGATAGCTATCACGCGTCCACTACAGCAAGTAGAACTTCTTCGACACAGCCGGAGTGTGTCCTATAGTCTCCGCCGTGACCTTTCGGGCGAGCTTCTCGTCCCCGTTCGACGCGCGAAGATGCTTCTCGAAGAGTTGCATGCTACCAGCTGTCCGAATATCTTTTAATTGTATGTCTTTATTGCCGACGACCTTTCTCAGGAGGTCTCGAACTCTTTCATACTTTGCCGAACCAACCAGTAATCCACTTTTTCTTTTCGAAAGGGCACCGTGCAACACCCGATCCCGCGCCTCGAAGAGTCGACGCTGTCCGGATTTCGCGGGGAAATCGAAGACGACCGTCTCGCCGTCGCCCCGGAGACGAACGTGCGAGCGCTGGAGACTGAAAGCCCCGAGGGCACCGGTCTCTCGTTCCGCCACGCCCGATCGTAGGTACCCAGCCGCGATCATGCGAAGGGCGAGCGCGTCGTCCCACACCTGACTCCCTGGGGGGGTCTGAGACAAAATTTTCGCAGTGGAAGATTTGATTTTGGTGAAATCGATATCGGATGCACGAGATTTTCGTTTTTTCTTCTGCGCGTCGAGAAAGGTTTTATGGTAGTAGTAATGTTTCTTCCCTTGTCCGTCAATGGCGGTCGCCTGAAGCTTCGCGCTCTTCGGATACACGACGACGTTCGTGTACGCCGGGGGGATACCCAGCCGCTGACACCGACCCTGTTCCGGTTCTGGTAATCGAACACCGTCTTTGATGAAAACACCTCGACGACGGGTGATCATTGATTTTATCGCAGATAAAAGAATGTCGCGTTTTATTTCCATATGGATGTCCGAAACTGCGATGGGCGAGATTTGTTGCGGTCGTTGGATGACGGCTCCTTGGATCTTGTCCTCACGGATCCTCCGTACATCATCAGTCACGACACGGGTATGGACAAATTCAGAAACGCGTTGGACAGTGGGAAAGACCTCACCAAGACAGAGGACGAGTGGGAGGAGTGGCGCGCCTCGAATCCGAACATAGACTATCCGAACATGAAGGAAAACTATTTGAAATACGGCACGGTGTATGGGAAAAAATACGGGGTCAAGACACAATATGGTGCGTGGGATGAAAACTTTACGATGGAAGACATGAAGGAATTCATCGAACTCTATTACAAAAAACTCAGAGACGGGGGGACGTGCATCATATGGTTCGACCTGTGGAAGATTGGTGAACTCAAGCGCGTCATGGAGGCGTGCAAATTCAAGCAAATACGTCTGATCGAGTGGATTAAGACAAACCCTCAACCGCTCAATTCGTCGACGAACTATCTGACGAACGCGCGAGAGGTCGCACTCGTCGGTGTGAAAAAAAGTAAACCCACGTTCCACTCGGAGTACGATAAAGGCATTTACGAGTTTCCCATACAGGGTGGTCGCGACAGGTTTCACCCGACACAAAAGAACATCGCCATGTTCGAACGACTCATAGAGAAACACTCGAATCCCGGTGATACGGTGTGCGACACATTTCTGGGTGGTGGCACGACGATGACCGCCTCGAAGAACACCCGACGACGGTTCGTGGGATCGGAAATTAGTCAAGATTACTTTTCAAAATTGAAATTTCAATTATCAAAGTCGTGACCAAAAAAACATGTGACACCACCCACCTCACAACTCGACACGCGCTCGATGAAACAACCGAGACCAGAAGACTACGATCACTACCCGGATCGAGAGCTCGACCCAAAGTCGGAGGAACGTCGGGCGTACAACAATGCCATGAATCGATACTGGCGTTGGAAAAACAACATACCCCTGGCGATACCCGACGACACGCACTTGCTCTCTCGAGTGTTCGACCAGTCACTCGGGGAAGATCACTGTCTCGCCGTCGAGGACGAGGATTCCAATTCCAGGGTCGTCGTCTTCTACAACACCATGGAGAAGATCAAAAAAAAAGTGACCGAATTCGGTGGCCCGGATGGTTTCAGAATCCTTCCACTCATCCACAACGTCAACGGGTGCAAAGCTGTCGCGTTGGACGAACGACTCGATCCTTGCGTCGTCGAGAGGTGTCTTCGAAAATTGTCGGGTTCTCTCACACTCGACGAGGAGGGTGCTCGTATACAAACCGATCTTGTCGACACGTGGTTGCTCGTCTTATGAAGAATTTTTATGATATTGTAATATAAGATGGCTGAAGAGAGTGTTTCTTTGACCACAAAATTGATGATCATCGTCTGCATGTGCTACTGCATGTGCTCGTGTATCAGCAGTTCCGTAGGGGTGTTTAGGAATTGCACAGGGGGGAGTTTCGACGTCTACGACTACGACTCACAGTTGTGCTTAGCTTTCCCATCGCTCGGTCCCGGTCCCGCTCCAGCGGCGGATGACGAGGAAGAAGAGAACAAATTTCCTGATGACATCCCGGGTCTCACCGGACGCTACACCGTGGACAGTGTAAAGATGTCGGCGTGGTACGATAAGTCTGGCAAAGTCAACGACGCGACGGTCGTCGGTACGCTCGCCGTGTACGAAGAGGGTGACATAAAACTCGTTCGCGGTGACAGTGCGGTGACCGTGAATTTCCCCGCAGCGTGTCTTGGCGCGACCACCAGGGATTACACTTTGGCGTACGTCGGAAAATACGCAGGAGACAAACGAGGGAGAATATTCGACGGTGTCGGTGTCAACTGGTTGTCCGGATGGCACGCTAATCGGTCTGGATACGCCTACCACGGCGCGGGAGATTGGCTCACGGTGTATGATGCGAACGATTCTAAACACGGACAGGCTCTCATCATGGGTGTGGATCAAAAGAATTTGTTCAGAGTGAACGGCGTCGACAAAACGAAAGTCGGGTACACCAACGGCGAAGCGCCTACGTCGATCTCGATCAACAACGGGTTGGCGAAGCAAGGCAACTGGGGTGGGGACGGAGAGGTGAGCGATTTCGCGTTAGGGGAGGTTCTCATCTATAATCGAGAACTTTCAGAGAATGAGATCGAACGCGTCGAGACGTATCTGAAGACAAAATTCTTCAAAGACATCGAGACCGAACCGGATTTCATAGCCAAAGGGTGGCGACAGGGCGAGCCCGCTGGGAAGAATGGTGAAGGGTTCGAGCCAATGAAGGCGGTGTATGAGCTCTCGGGTAACCAAGAGCATTGCAGGATGCTCGCGGAGAAGTACAACAAGGCGGTTTGGGGACACAGAAATGACAAGCATCCACAACCCGAATGGAGAAACACGTGTTGGTTCTACGACACCACCGAAAACTTTGACGGATACGTCGACGACACCGCGGATGAAATTCACACGATGGGGTGCGCGGACGCATCGAAGGACGTGCACAACGGCTGTCAATAAAATGTAAGTCATGATATATGGCTACTGCGCTGACTCTCTTGTGCGGAGGGTGTTGCATGTTTTCGAGCATCGGCGCGTACCTCTTCGCTCGTTACGGCGAGGAAGCTGTCCTTGATAAGGCTCAGGCAAAACTGGACAAACAGACCAGACAAGAAAAATTACTCGAAGCACTCGGTGACGTGAAGAGTATAGAGGCGCGGAAGGTCACCATCGTGAATAATCAACCTCTGAACATACAAGAGGTTTCCATTTACGATGACATGGAGAGAAACATG